AATTTTATCTGCTATTTCTCTTGGAATTTCAAATAGTTTAAAACCATTTTCAGATATAGAATATCTGAAAGTAGCATAGAATCGATCATTCCAACCAAATAAAGTTAGATCTAATACGTTTCCGACCTTTTCCCAATATTTTTGATCGGTGTTTGCTTGTTTAAATTCATTCTGTTTCTTAGACATAATATAACTCCTATGTTGATAATAGGAATATAACACCTTATGATTTTTTTGTCAACTCTATTAAAAGGTTTTTAATTTCAGAAACATCATTTTTTAACTGTTCAAATTCTACAAGCATTTTATTTGTTTTTAATCTAGTTTCTCTAGATTTTTTATAATTTTCCAAAGCCTGAACATTAATGTTTAAAATTGCCTTGGATTTTGTATCACGTACAAGATCCGGTTCACCTTCAACTTTAAGGTATCTAATTTTTTTTGTCAAGTTTTTATTTCTTATGAACCAGAAGATGATGCGATAGCACGCATGTCAGAAAGACGTGGTGGAAGTTGAGAAGTTGATCCACAAAGAACAATTTTAATTGCAAACGTATCAAATTCAGAGTAATATTGTCCTTCAGGAGAAACATATGCTACCACATTATTATTTGAAGAATCAATAAATGCAGTATTCAAATAACCAGTTGTAGTTGTTAGATATGATGTACTTGTAGGTTGACCAGCAGAAACAGGAAACTGGAACAAATATTCATTATAATCATTTATGTTTGTTTTTGATGAATTGACTGTACTTTGTGTGTACATTGGCGACCATGCTTTGAAATCAAAAGGATCACCATCATATTGATTCAATAATTTACCATAAACATAAATTGTTGCACCAGAAGGCCAATAAGCACCAATATAAACTGATAAATCTTCAGCATTTAAACCGGGAGTTAGATTAACAGTCAATGTGACATATTTGTCAATCGCTAATCCATTATTTGTAATTTCAGAGAAGAAAACTTGACCATTAGCCAATTCTGGATTTAATAGATTATGAACACAAACCGCACCAGCTTTTACAGTATCTATTGCAGGAGAAATTAATTGAGTTTGTGAAAGCATTTGTGCCGTAACATTTAATGATTTATTTCCAGAAAGGAATCTAACTTCATTTGATCTTGACATAACAACTCTTTGTTGATCAATAAAATCAGTAGCTTGTCCGTAAGTTAATGCTGTTGGTGTTGAATCAGGTGTATAGCTAGTAGCAGAATTTGAAGTTCCAAGCATAGAATAATTGATAAAACATATAGAAGGAACAGATGAAGAAAATTTAGGCATGAAAGTATCATATGCAATATCATTAACTGTATTAATAGTTCCTACAGCATAAGAAGATTGTCCAACAACAATTAATCCATCATTTGAAAGAATAGCATTAGTATTTGTTACATTTGAATTTGAAAATACTAACATACTGGAATTAATAGATTTTAATGTTCCGTAGATAAATGTTCCATAAATCAAAGAAGCATTAGCATCTGTAAATGGTGGATAAGATGATAATGTAAATGTAGTATTGGTAGTAGCATTTGCTTGAACCCAAAAAGTTCTATTGTTGGTATTTGATTGTAGAATAATGCCAGCACCAGCAGGATATGATCTTGTATTAGCAACAGTAATAGTTAATGATGAATTTGATACAGAAACATTTTGAGAAGCTATGTAAGTGTTTGTACCAACATAAATATTTTCACCAAGTAAGAATGATCCAGCAACATTTGAAATTGAAAGATATTCAGAACCATCATTAGTGAATATTGCATTTCCGCTTACTTGTGTGAAATATTCTTGATAAAGATTAAATTTAAGTAATTCGTTTTGATATGGTGTCCAAGTTGAATTTCCAGATGATAGAAATAGAACACCAGTTGAAGAAAGTGAATAAATTGGTGCTCCGGTTGTTATATCTTTACCACCAATAACACCAGTATAAACATTATATCCAGAATTTGCACCATCAGGGAGAATTACTATACAATATTGAGTATTGTTAAACAAAAGAACGGGAGCACCAAATTGAATATTTGTAGCAACAGAAGCATTTGTTGAGGTATTAACTTGTGAAGGATTGATATGTACTTGTGAGAAAGGCATAATAGCAGCACCGGGAACACCACCAACCATTTCACGAATTTGAACTGTTAATCCAAGCGTTTCGTGTTTTGTTTGGAAGAATACATCAATAGAATTAACATAAATTCCTTGTAATCCAGAAGGAATATTAACAGTAAAGGATTGAGCAAGAGGATCACCAGCACCAGCACCAGCGCCGCCTGAGTGACTAAAATTGTTAACGCCGGTTGAAGAAGCGGTTGTATTATTGGCTACATAAACAATTTGTGTCGGACCGGGAACAGAAATATATTGAGTAGGACCGGGAGTATAAACTGTTTGTGTTACTGGATTAAGTGTAACTGTTGTTGCTGTAGAATTAGCAGTTGTAGATGTTGATTGAGATACAGTTGTAATTGCAAGTTGAGCAGTTGTTGTATCAAGATCAAGATTATTTTCAGTATAAGCTAGGTTTGTTCCATAATAAGTAACAGAAGCAAGAGAAGTAATAACATTATAATCAATCGTTAGATTTGAAACATCTATAAGTTGAAAATTAAGATTTCCGGTTCTAAATGTATTAGCCGGAAGATAAAACAATCCATAAAGATTACCATTAGAATCAGAAGTCATTGCTTGATAAGAAGAAGTAATATTGAAGTTTGAATCTGTTTGAGCACAATATTGAATAATTGGCGTATCATCAAGATAAGCCCAAAATTGAGTAGAAGGTTTTAATCCTGTTGCAGTAAATCTTATTAGATTAGCACGGCAATATGGTTGCAATCCAATAGAAGTAACAACATCACCAAACGAATAATCATTATTAACAGGAGTTACAGAAAGTTGTGTTCCTGTTTGAACACCATTTGTAGTTGTGCTTGTTACAGTTGTAGCAGAAGTTCCACCAGAAACAGAAGCTGATGTTGTTGAAGATGAAACAGAATTAGAAGTTTCCGTCCAAGTTCCCCATTGAGTTCCCCATGCATCAGCAAGATTTATCCAATTTGAATAAGAATCTGTACTAACAACAACATCAGGATTAACAGTTGTGTCGGGTTGATAATCACCTTCAGGAGATAATACAATATTTCCTATCCAAGTATAAAGAATATCTTCAGCACAATTTCTAACTTGTGACGAAAATTGTTGAGAAATAAATGGTGCAGTAGCTTGTGCATCATCAAGAGTAATTAATCTTCCATTATTTGAAATGGTTACATCATTAGAAAGAGTATTTGAATATACAAGATTAACTAAGAATTGTGTAAATACGGGACGTAGATTTTGAGCAGCACCGTCAATAGCACAATTAAATTCTGGATCAAGAGTATTAGAAACAGAAAAATCGACAAATGGATCAGCTAACATTCCGTTTTGGAATCTATTAATACCAGAAGCAGAAGAAATAAGAAGATTTTGTGCTGAAAGTTCAAGAAGAGAAAGAGAAGTATAATATTCTACTTGTGAAATTCTAGCATCTAATGTGCCAATATCGCTCATAGTATATCTTCTATTAGTATTATAAACTAAAGAAACGGGAGGATTTGAATTAGAACTACCGACCGTAATCGAATCTGGAGTTAAAGTAGGATAAGGAGGAATTTTTATAGTTGCTAAAGTGATACCATTAACAATATCAGATGGTGGAACAGGATTTTCACCGGGATTACCAGAATTAATAACAACAACACCTGTATTATTAAATCCTACAACATCATATCTTCCATTATAAGATTGTGTTGATGATTCAAATTCTGCATCAGGAACAGGAATATAAGAAGGTGTAGCAAAAGTTGTGGTATTTGAAGGATTAACAATAACTGTGTTAGAAACAGCAAGAGTTACATTAGAAATATATGGAATTGTATTTTGTGCATAAATTCTAAAATCAACACAATTTCTTAGATTAAATGAAGCATTGACTGTATTAGAAGTATAAACAGGAATATCTTGTGTCATAATAGAATTTGCAGTTACGCCAGTATCATCAATAGGATATGAATCTACAGAGAAATAACCAACACCAGAAGAAGAATCAGAAAGAAATGTTTGA